GTGAAAAGGGTTCAGGATGCTGCGGGGAAATTTGCTGGTGTCGGCACGATCAGCCCTGGCGCGTTTGGTCAATCTAGCGGCTGGAGTGTCAGCATGACGATACAGGGGCGCGTTTATCATGTGACGGTTCCCACCGATCACGCTTACCTTGTCCGGGGCTTGTTGCTATTGCTTTTGACTGCGTATTTTATTGTTAGCATGTATCAATTGTTGCTGGGAGGGAAATAATTATGGCCTGGGATTTTTCATTGTTTGAGAAGGCGAAGGAGATTTATAACGCCGTTAGAAAGGTGGCGTGGTTTGCGGTGCCTGTCATCGGGCCGTTTATCTTCCTGGTGTGGTGGCTCATGGAATATTTGCCCGCGCGTGCGTTGCAAGTGCTGGATTGGCTGGCTAATCAAATTCCAAAAACCACCCTGAACCTGTCGTCTGTCGGGGTCGATTGGTCGCGGATTAATCAATGGATCCCGCTGAACGAGGCTTTGACGATGGGCACGGTGTATATCACGGTCGCGGGTTCGCTGCTGATCCTCAAGCTAGTGAAGAAATTACTACCGTTTTCATGATCGAGGCGTTAACCGGGAAAGTGGGATCGGGGAAGACTCTTAAGGGGACTTCGGATTCCCTGGGGCATTTCATCAAGGGCGGGTGTGTTTGCACGAATATCGAATATGACCGGGATGCGCTCGCTCGTTATTGCTGGAAGCGTGGGCACCGGTTTAAGGACTCGCAATACGTCGAGTTGCCAATGCGGAAAGACCCCTGCTTTCATCGTTATATGCGGCAGAATGTTAGGGGGGATTTGGTGGTTAAGGTGTATATTGATGAGGCGCACTTGTTTTTCTCGGCTGGGGAATATCGCGATTTGAAGAAGGAATTCGGGGCGGTTGAATCGTTTGTCAGTCAGTCGCGGAGGGTCGGTTGCGATATCTATTTCATCACTCAGGCATGGGAAAACGTTTGGGGGCAACTGCGGAAACAGGCGCTCTTTGAAGTGAAATGTCGCGACCTGCGGGTGATAGAATTTCCCATGTTCGGGACTGCGCTCGGCGGGCTTCTCGGCATGTCCTGGACGAAAGTTGACTGTCAGAGCGGGGCCGTCCTGGAGAGTGGTAAAACCAAGCTCGCTCGGGACATTTTCAGCTGTTATAATACGATGCAGGCTTATGACGACGCAATGGCCGAAATTATGGCCACAATGCCGGTTTTCCAGCGGGCGACTGAGAAAGTTGGCTTGCTTCGCCGGATCTTCGGAAATCCTGATCGGACACAGTCGGCTGAACTCGAAACCAATTCATGAAACTTTTCCTTATTCTGATAGCGGCCGGGGCTGCGTGCTTCTTCGGCTGGAATTCCTTTAATCACATGATTCATCCGACTGCTGGGCCTTCATTGGTATCCCAGGCGGTCAAAGCTGAGGACAAACCTAAACCCACGGGCGATGGGCCGTCTGCCGGTGGTGTTGCGTTGCCTGCGCTCCCAGCTGTTCCTCAGGTTCCCCTGGGCGTGCCTGTGCAACCTCCAGCGGATCCAAACGCAAATTTGAAATCGCCATCGGTGGAAACAATTCTGGTTTACACCTTCAGGAATCGGCCGGTCCCTCCCCCGCCCTTCGGTCGTGACAAGTCGGCGATCGGAAGCTCCAGGGACGCTAACGGTTTGGAATTGTCGGTGGATCAGGGCGCTAATTCGTGGATTATGCGGGGGCCTTCCACTGAGGTGATGGAGGTGGCGCGGATTGCTGAGGTTGTCGACGTTGTCCAGGATGAGCTTGATTTAGATTTCCTTCTGATCACGGTTTCGGAAACCTGGCTGCGATCTTTTGGCGTCTCGGCTGCTTATCAAGAGGGCGCTGCATGGTTGCCGTCCTTCAGTCTTTCGGATGGCTCTGGAGGGCTTCGCCTGGCGTCTGGTGGGTTCGCTGTCGATTTGACTGCTAGCATGTCGGACTCCTCAGCCTCGGTTTATTCGGCTCCGGTTGTAAGGTGCGTCACTGGGGAAAAATGGTCCTTCGGTGCGGATCGTGAAATTCCCATCGAGAGTACAACCCGGGCGGATGGTGTACAGCAATCCAGCTACAGCTACCGGTCGGTTGGTCTGGGTTTCTCCGGGAGTCTAGCAAAGGCAGGCCCTAAAGGTGCTTACCGGCTCCAGGTCGAACAGCGAAATGGGGATGTCGAAAGTTCGGGCGGTGTTGATAAGTTGCCTCCCGTCATACGTTCGCAGTTGTTGCAAACTTCACTGGTCGTCGAGATTGGCCGTTGGTCGTGTGTTGGCGGGGTTAGTTCCTGGCGGAAGGAAAAGAAGAAGCGGTTGATTGGTGTTAGCGATAGCGAGGAACAGAATTTGTTGCTTGTTTTTGTTCGGCCCCGCGATGCTCTTTCCTTGGCTCCTGTCGCTCATGCTGTCGGACAAGGTCCCGAACATCTTGATCCGCTGACCGGCAACGCCTGGGATTTGGGGCCGGATGAGTCTGCCTTACTGCCGCCGAAACATTGGATAGACGAGGAGATTGAGTTGGTGGAAAAGAAGATTTCCGAAATGAAGCGGAATCCTGCTCGCAAGTGATTCGGGGAATGCTCGCCGCGATAGCGTTTGAAAATTTTCAGGCTGGGAGATACTACGTGTTAGCGTAATGTTAGACTGTTCCACGTGGAACATGTTAGTAAAGAAAGATAAAGATATAGCTTGCATGTTAGGTGCGGTTTGATAACTTCTTGTCATCAGCTTGTGGCTGGTCGGGTGTCGAAGCCCGTTCAACGTTAGACCGTAAAAAAATGAATGATCAAACCGCTCTGCGCCACTGGCGCAAAATTGAGGCGCTCGACACTCGCGCTGTCAAAAGAACAATCGCTGTAATCCGCCAGCTTAGTGCATGGCCGATTACTGATCACCTGCAAGAGGAAATCGAGAGTCTCGGTTTTTGGTGGACTCAACGCCGTGTTTCCCGTTCTGAACTTCGCAAGTTAGAAAGGGGTGCGCTGTGAGTCGCTGGGCGGATGTCGAGGGGTTGGCAATAGATGTCGACGGCTTTGATTGCAATACTCCTCGGCCTTTCGACACAGTAGCGGAAGCCAAACGATGGGCTCGGGAAGTGAGTCGAGATCGTTCCTATTGGGTCTGGTTGGCGGAAAGCGAGACTTTCCCTGATGAGATTGCGGTGATCGTGCTCCGTCGGGGCTTGGATCTTATTTCTGAAACCCCCGTTAGCTGGAAAGGGGCCGCACAATGAGTAAGCTGTTTTCCGTTCGTGTCCCTGACGAAGAGCTGGCTGCGCTCAAGGAAAAGTTTGGATGGTTTCCGGGCGCATCGCCTGCGCTGATCATTCGGGCCTTGCTGCACTCGTCAACTCGGATCTCGATAGGCAACGCGCTGAATCGTCACCACTCCCACAAATCGCCAGCGAAAGGAGAAAGTCATGATTCACCTGGCTGAACAATTTTTGCTGCGACGTGTGGCCGTCCTCTGTGCTCGGAAGGGTTCGGTCTATAACGAGATTTCCGGTTGTGATGTTTACTGCCGGCGACGGGGTGCGGCCAATTTCACCGGCTCCTGTCCGGTTGTTGCGCATCCTCCATGCCGACTCTGGGGTCGTCTCCGGCAATTTGCGGAATCGGCCGGCGTTCAATCTGAAAGGGACGCGGAAAAATTCCTCGGCATTTGGTGCGCCGATCAGGTGCGCCACTACGGCGGCGTTCTCGAGCACCCAAGTTATTCCACGTTGTGGGATGTCTGCCGACTTCCCCGCCCCGGCGAGAAATCCCCGGAAGGCGTCACGATCGCGATTCCGCAATACTGGTTCGGTCATCGCGCCCGGAAATCAACCTGGCTGTTTTGTGCGCGTCTCCAGCTGTCGGATATTCCCGACATGCCCTATCGGCTGGAAGGGCCGGAAATGCGCGAAGTGGCTCTAATGTCGAGGGGTGAGCGTGAACACACTCCCCCGGATCTAGCGAAATGGTTGGTTGACCTGGCTGTTTTGAGTGGCGATCGGCCACGTTATTGCTGGGACGGCACCGAAAGGATTCCACCCAGGGACAAACTGAAAGAGTGGCTAGTGGCAAATCGAGCTGGCGCGGATCTGAAAGGAAAATCGATCGAGGGGCTTTTTGAAAGACTGACAGAGCAGCTTTGCCTTGCGTTCTGAAAAAAGGGCGACCCTGCCACCGTGGCCGGGTCGCCCTGAGCGCTAGCAATCCAATGCGCTTCGGCTGCTAGGGTTGCAATTCTGCCCGATTGTTCAAGAACTCTTGTTCACCTGGGGGATTCCTGCTAGCCTCCGGCATGTTTCAAAAAATCTGCCTTGGGGTCTGCGCCGTTTCCACCTCGATTACTGCCATTTTTTGCGTCTGGTTCTTCGTTGGCATGGTTCGCACCGATCAAGCGATCGAAAAATCGATGTCTGACGCGGAGAATGTGTCGGGGGCCGCAACGGTCGAGCAGATGGCTAAGGAGGGAGAGGAAATCATTCGGCAGCTCAATCAGCGGGCAAAAATCCGCCATTGAAGCCCGGAGGGTTCACAAGATCGAAACTGCCGGACATTGCGCGAGGAATCCCCTTGTGCGGTGTCCGGCAGCGCTTTGCGGGGAAGGAGCTGGAAGCGACACGGG